ATCATAGTAGTTCTCAATACCTGTGATAATCTGATGTCTCAAAGTCTCAGCATCATTCGTCACGAATAGTAGCGAACCGTTCACAATCTCCGGTTTGATCGGCAGAGAACCATAGGAGGTATCAAATCTAGCGTAGTAATTCTTGTAGCTGAATCCTTCTGCAACATTCTCTTGAGTGACTACAACTTCATCAGATGTCATACCCACTCGAAGCTCTCGGAGGTTCTGCATCCATTTAACTAAGGGAGATCCGCTTTTCCTCAAAGGAATCACGAACGAACCATCAGCTAAAGTGTTAGATGTGAAGTTCTGGTAGTCACCAGATGCGCTTAGGTAGATGTCCCCTTTCGCTAGGCACAAGCGATTCTTGTAAAGGCATACGCTAGTCGGCCATCCTTTGAAATTGGAGAAGTACGAAAGACGAAGTCGATCAGTTCTGACTAATGGTGTCTGATCTGGGTTTGATGGAAACTGGACTGTCGCTGACACATTTTCATCATCTACAAATGATGTTATTTTATACAGAGATGACTTGTACGCTTGATCGGACTCATAAACTATGCGGGAACTGCCTGATGCACTTGGTTTTACTGTTATTCTTATCCATGTAGGCTTAGATGTTGTGCCTGAAATAATGCGATTGCGTTGAGTGCCTACCACTTTATATTCACCATACCTTTTCCACAGAAGTTCACCTCCATTTGTGTCAATGTAGAACTCAAAAGATCCAGTCCCCTCCGTTGTGACCGTCCAAGATCCGTTTGCGTAGAAAACAGCAACATTTGATGATGTGGCATCCATGAACCCTTCAACATCATTTTCCTCTTCTAATTGTATGTAAGACCCAACATGATCTGCAGTGAAGTACGAAACAGCTGAGTTCAAGTTTACTGAATCCAAAAATTGCCAAGAGTCCCCAGATGTCACATCGATACCGCCTATGACATCATCTTCCAAACCTCCTAATGGCGGATTTCTAGGGAGTCCATAATTAAATTTACCAAGCGACCAGTTATCGTCAGCCAATCGAGTAAGAATGCGATGCTGCCTATTTGGTGCTGTCATGTACACCACATCATTGATCTGCTCAAAATGAACATCGAAGATCTCTTCAGCATTATTCACGATAGGACTAATTGAGATGTTTAGAACGTAAGGAACGCCAGGCGAAGACTCGACCAGCTCGCCATCTTTCCAGAATCGAAAGAAGTTCTTAGACATCTCGATATGGAAAGTCGTAGTATCGGAGAATACAAATGGAATCAACCGAGTAGGCTGGCTTGAATCGTTGATCTCACCGCCGAACTTGGTGCCTGGTCTCGCAGTGGCTGCACCGTATGGAAGAACATTCATGTTCTCCAGCGTGCGGCAACCTTTGGAATACTTCGCTGTATCCACGCGAGCATCCATGAACTCTGTGAACTCTCCACCATTGAAGGCTAACTGTGTTGCTTTGCTCATATTAGATTGGATCTACTTCGCTACCTAGTAGCTGGTTGAGATTGCGGCCAACTCTTCGACCATGATTGATAAGTGGAGAGTTCTCAATGATGCGCTCAATTGGTCTATTCTCCCCGCTGCCGAGCTCCATTGCGTCCAGACGGCGAGCTGTGTCGAGTTCACGCTGGTATAGCTGATAAAGATCCTCGTAGCTCATAGCATCCTTTGTAATGCGTCTACCGACCAGCATGGCGATTTTTACCGATACCGCGGCAGCTAGCGACACATCCCACACAGCGACATCAGCATCGGCTGTCATGTCTGCTACATAGCGAATACGAGCCTCTGCTGCGTTGGTGAGCAGTTCACGCCCATTGATATCCATAAATTCCGCCTTTGGGCGGTATGGTTCGCCGTTCAAGTCTAAGAACCGAAGGCAATCAGCAGGCAATGTGTATGAGTTCTGGTAGCCGAAGTACCCCACCTTAGTTGGGCCAGGATCATTTGCTGTCAGTTCAGCACGCTTGATGCAGCAATTCCAGCGATGCTCACGGATAACTTCACGCGCCGCAATGTCGAAGATTGCGTTGATGGTGCGAGCTTTTTCATCTAGCGTGTCACCTATATCCGTGATCGTGCCAGATGTCAGAATGCTTAGAGATCTATTGGCTATGTCAGTCTTAGTCATGATGCTTAAAGAATAAAGGCGCACGAATCCGAAGATCCGCGCGCCCTGTGTTATGCCTTAACAAAAAGTTATCGCACGTAGTAAGCAATGGACACACGAACTTCAGCATCAGCCGCTGGTGTGCCAGCTTCGATCTTGAGTCGTGGATTGCCTGCTACCACTGGGATCAGATCGGCTGCAAGGCCGTCATTGATACCCGCTGAAGAAACGTCAGTAGTCCCAGCGATGTTCGCGTCTACGCCCTCAGTGCCTACGCTAACGCTAACACCGGAAAGACCAGACTTTGCGATAACCTTGGAACGTGATGGATCGATCTGCGCTCCCTTTGGAAGAGGAGAGAGAAGATCAACATAGTCACCTGCTGTAACTGCGCCGTCAAACACTGCAGTGTCGTTGAGGAAACGAACGCGACCACAAGCCTCGATGGAGTCTGGGCGCTGTCCGTTGAGACGTTCCGCCTCAGTTGCTAATTTTGAATTGATTTCAGCCATGATATTTATCCTTTCTTAGTTAAGTTTTATTCTTCACATGGAACCTTCCAAACACCTTCATCCATGATGCGGCCAAGGCCCCAATCCCAGTAGAACGCAGACTGAATAGCGTGCGTCTTGGTTGGGAGACGGTCAAGCATGTGGTTTGGTGTCTCGTTGTAACCAAACTTAGCAGCGTTCTTAGCGAATGCCACACAAGTACGAAGATTGGTTCCATCGTCAAACGGAAGCACGTCATCATCCATTGCCTTGATGGAGAAGCCAAGGAGATCAACGATCTTTCCTTCAGCTACCTGCTCAAGCTTGGCAGATGCGTAGTCACGGTTGCGGATGTTATCATCTTGAAGAAGCTGCTCAATCTGAGAGTAGCCGATCAAGAGACCAAGTGCTGCAGGGTTGTTGGTGGTAGCATCCTGTGAGATGACTGCCAACTTGCCGAGCTTAGTCTTGAGATGAAGGATCTTGTCGTAAGTCAGACCAGTATTTGCGCCGCCGGTTGTGCCGTAAGCGTAGTTAGCTGGAATTGTACGATTCACATCATCGAATGCAGGGTAGGAAACCACACCTTGTTCATCGACTTGGATTGCCTGGCCAATAAGACCACCGATCTCACCATCAACACCAACAATCGTGGCATCCATGTTGCGAGCTGCTTCAGCACGCTGGTTCTGAATGCTTGGACCAATCTGGGACTCAAGAGTGCCAAACTTCATCTCATCCTTGCGGTCAAAGATAAGTGGGTTCACGTAAGCATCAGTAACCACGCGGCGCTTGCCTGCGCTCACGGTGTTCGGTGCTGTCTCCTCAAAACGAGAAGTGATCTTGCGAGTTGCATCAGTCTTGGCGAGAATCGGAAATTCACGGAATTCACCACCGACTGTGCATTTGTCAACGAGTCCTTCAGCGCGACTAATGGTCTGCTGGTACTCGTGCATATAACGATCCTCAAACTCTGGACGGTACATCTCAGGTGAGGCGAGTGCATTGTTATTCATAATTATATTCTATTTTGAATTAGATTTTAATTTTGCTCATTCGAGCTAGTTACTATCTGGGGCTGCACATCTCTGAGGTAGCGAACGAGTCGGGCTCTCGATGATTAGGAAACCTGATGCTGCTATTCATACTATAAGACGTGCTAATGAGTCAATTAGTTTTCCTAATGACTAACCTTGAAGTGCTTGATACTCCTCGAAATCCGCTTTCGACTGCCATCCGTTGGGGTTCCGTGCGATGATCTCCTGACGCATCTGGGCCCGCTCTTGAGGTGAAACAGGCATAGCGCTACCACTTGGGAGAGTCGCCGGCATATTCTTCTGGCTCAGAGCCGACAACATCTTGAGTGAAGCAGGATCATTGAGCATCTGAGTGTGAAGCGGGTTCGATGATTGAAGGCCATTCTCACCCTGCTCGAAGGCAAACCCCATTGATTTAGCTGCATCACTCGTCAAGTATTCCTTGATACCTGATGCGAAGTCATGGAAGGCTTTGTCACCGCCTAGTTCAGTGCGTAGCTGGTTCTTGGTGTCAGCAACAAGCTTATCATGATCAGCCTTAGCCTGTTCCTCGTAAGCAGTGACCTGAGACTGCTGATGCTCGATGAACTGTTTAGCTAAACCTTGCAATGCTTCCGGCGTGTTCACTGGGTTCTTAGCTGCCCACTCAGAAACAAACGATGCCAAATTCTCATCCTTTTGGAAATCCTCTGGAAGATCTTCAGGGAATAGCTGCTTTGCGTACTCCTCGGCATTGGTCAACGCGCCCAACTTACCAAAGAACTCGGATCGCTCGTCATCCGTGGCTTCCTCGCCAGGCACTCGAACTGATCCATCCTGCTTTTCTCTGAATGCTTTGTGGACTTCGGCATGCTGCTTGAAGCTATCAAACAACCCAACTCCATTGCGTAGGACTGTGCCGGCTTCTGACTCGTAACCAAGTTCTTTCAGTGCATCTGCTGCGCCATCACGCTGAGATCCATCTGGATTGAAGATCTGAGCTACTGGCGAATTATCCCAAGTAACAGCATCACCGTTTGATGGTGCTTGTGCTTGTGTGTCTTGTGCAACCTCTTCGGCTGCCGGTGCTGTATCTAGTGCTGTATCCATATTTCTTAAAGTGATCCGTAACGATTGATTGCTTCAGTCGGGTGATTCTCTTTCAACCACTCCATAAATTCAGGCGTGCGATCTCCCAATGCAGGAACGCACTCCGGAGCCTCTGAGAAATCGATGCCCTTCTTGGACTCTTCCTTCTCGCCTAGTAGCTGGGCCACATAGCGCGCGACACCTTCCACCCCCTCAGCTTCGATGATTGTCTTGATGTTCTGAGTAAGCTCGTCATCTTCCTCGACCTCGACCTCCTCGACCTCTGGTTCTGGGATGACATCGATCAAGTCCTCTGCATCGATGCCGGCCACTGTCTGAGGAGACACCACGACCTCTTCGACTTCATCTTGGCCAACAATCCAATCCTCATGGGCCTTCTTGAGTTCATCCAAGATTGATGCTCGGTTGTATGCTGCAGCCGTGGTCAACAATTCACCATCGATGACGTTAGCCATCACCTTGTCATCCTTGGACCTTACGATCTGGATGCTATCAGCGTCTTCTTTTACTTTGTATGCTGTGCTCATGAGTATTGTTCAATGATATTTAAATCTTCTCGGAGTGCTCGCATGAACTTCACGACCTCTCCAACTCCTGACTTAGCTTGCGCTTCCTCCAGTGTCTCACTGTCTCGAAGCAGAAAACCGTCAGTAATGATATCGATCAACGCTTGACCGTTCTCCCCTAGCACAGCCTGACGAGCTTTTGCTCGATCATCTGCGCTCATTTTAATTGCTCGTGCTGCCATAAATTAACCGAGTTGTTGCATGATACCAGACTGACCGACATCCTTGGCCGCCCCCGCTGCCGCCTGCATCTGAGCCGCTTGTTGCTGCTCCATTATCGCTTGCTGCTTGCCTTCTTCCTGCTGCTGATACTCCTGCTCAGTCATGAGCTCATCTTCATCCTGGCCTGAGTCTCTCCAGATCCGGCGTGCAGTCTCTTCCAGCTTCACCACATCCACGTCAGCGCCTGCGCCTTGCAGGTTGATCATGTTCTGGACTAAAGTCATGGCCTCGATAGCTTGTTGAGCCTTGTGGTTCATGCTGATCGAGTTGTCGTAAGCGAATTGAGGGACCTTGATGCTACCGTCTTCGCGGTATGCTTCCCCGGGCAGTTCAAATACTCTACGCTTGGCGAGCTCATTGAATGCGTATGTGACCACTGGATCAGTGTGATCTTGGTTCAAAGCTGTGATTGTAGGCGATACCTGAGCATTCAATTCACCTCGGCGCATCGTGGCCTCAGTAGCTGTCATCTCTCGCTCACTTCGAGTGAACATGTTGAACAGATGGCCGTGATAGGCTTCATCAATTGACTCACGGAGGTTGCGGAGCAAGTCCATCCCCACTGTATAATTGGAAGCAGATGACAACTCACGCGGCCAGGTGTTGGGATCTAGGTCGGAAACGTAAGTGACTTCGGCCGCACCAAGACCTACACCTTCTTCCTTCATCGATGCTGGAGCCACTACAGGAGGAACAGCAGCACGCTCACCCATGACCATCATGAATTTGGCTGCATAGTTTGCCTTGTACGCATCAGGTAGGATCTCCCAAGCTGGAGAGTAACCCCAAGGTGAATCGTGGACCTCATAGCGAGAAGCAACCACACCGAATGTCTCCATGCCGGAATCAATGACAATGTGCTTTTCACGCTCATCAACCACAGTGAGAGAGAATGGCATAGCATCAGTGCCTGATCTGCCGTCGCGTTCCCATGCCTCACGGCGCTTGATCATCAAGATGAACTTGTGCTTCTTGTTG